TGCGAAAAATGGACGAACGAGACGGGTATCCAAAGCAGCCATGGAGAAAGGAAATATACGCCAAGAAAGGAGGTAAGCTTGCATTAGACGAAAAAATAGATTATATTAGCAGCGAATCCTAAAAAAAACACTATGATACGAGAACAGGCAATCGGTCAACTGAAACGTGCATGGATTCAGTTCGAGATCGCAAAAAGAGAAAAAACAAACGAGCTTTGGATACTCGAAGCTCAAATCGAAAAAATCAAATCAAAAATCAAAAGTTATGGAATGGACGAAAATCTGGAATTGGATCAAGAGCTTGTCGCCGTATGGGAAAGCGCTGGTATTGGTGGCAGCAGCTGCTGCGATCGCAGCGATGCTATTCGGAACGACAGGATGTAGCGTGAACCACAAGGTGGTACAATCAGCCTACAACACAGCAACAGGAGACAGTATCATCATCAAGTATGAGCAATGGGGTAAAACAATCAAAAACTAAAATCTACTACATGCCAACATGCTACGTGGATCAAGACGGAGTAATGTATGACCATCAACAAATCGAATGCTATGAGTACAGCAAAAAAGAAACAATCAAACAATGGGAACGAGTCAACGATCAAAAACGACTCCACACAATCATCCGAGTTCAAATTCACGGAAGAGCCGCAAAGCAACTTAGACTCTTCTGAGAGCGGACAAAAATACGAGATAATCGGAAACACGCCATTCGCGGCCGTAAAACCAGAAAAGATGTGGAAAATCGTGCTCGGAAACATGATCGCCACACCGTACGAATTCGAATCAAAAGAAGCCGCGGAAGAGTACGTAAAAGAAAAACCCTGGGAGCTACTCTGGACAATGGCGGTATGGGTTGTCAACAATCAAGAAAAATTCAAATTCATAAAGGGGGAAAGTAAATCATGGGAATAAAGAAAACACTCGGCGGTGACCGACTGGGATCAGGCCGAAAAATGACACAGGAGCTGCACGGATTCGGACGGAGCAGTCACAATGTATCAAAGATCACGCGCACCGACCAAGCGATCGGAACAATCGTACCGGTATGGTGTCAGATCGGAACAACAGGAACAACGTTCTACATCGATATAGAGTCAAAAACAAGAACGCTGCCAACAAACGGGCCGATCTTCGCATCAATGAAACACCAAATCGACGTGTTCGTAATCCCGATCCGACTATACATAGGGGCATTGCACAACAACATGCTCGGAATTGGCCTGAATATGAAGGATGTCAAACTTCCGATATTCTCCGTGCAATCAAGAACGCCAGGAACAAATACCGATATACACGTAAACATTCAACAAATATCGCAGGATTCACTACTGGCATACCTGGGCGTGCGTGGAATCGGGCAATCAACAACACCGACGGTATCAAGTTCAATGGTGCAGAAAGTAACGCAAGGGTTGTTTGTACTCGGATACTGGGACACCTACAAAAACTACTACGCAAACAAACAAGAAGGCATCGGGTATGTCATCGGAGGATCGGCCGGAAAGGTAACATACCTGGCTTTATACAACAACGCAATAACGCACCAAATACTGGCGCAAGGTTCAAGCGGAACATGGAGCACCGGCTACGAAATAAGAAGTTCAACCGGAACGCTGCCTAATTCCCGTATCGCACTGATAGCCACCACACCAAAAGCAAACAGTATGGAGGAAGCGTGGGAAACCGTAATCAAAAACGTTATTCTGTACAAAACCGGAAGCACCACTATAAAATACGTATGGAATGAATCCGATTGGACCATCAAATGGGACGAAAAAAGCAAACAGCTAAAACTCTCCCCAAAAGCCGGAACAGGGACAGATGTAGGAATTCAAACCGTAGCAAAGAAGGAATCGTATGAAATTTCAAGGGATTCAATCCAAATCAATGAATTCGAACTAAAAGGGATCGACGACGCAAGAATGACGATCCTGAAAAAAGCAGCGGAATACAATACGCCGCTGAATATGAACACCGAAATCCCGCAAGCACCGTATTCCTTCTCGTACGACGCAGTCAACAACAACAATGGAGATGGAGTATTCGTTGGAAACGCAAGCTGGTTCAATCAAGCAGGCCTCGGTCTGAGAACCTTCCTGTCCGACCGTTTCAACAACTGGCTGTCAACGGAATGGATCGACGGAACAAACGGGATAAACGAAATTACAGCAATCGAAATAGTCGACAACAAACTATCAATGGATGCATTGATTCTTCAGAAGAAAATTTTCGATATGCTAAACCGAGTGGCCATAAGCGGCGGATCGTACAACGACTGGCAAGAGGCTGTATACGGAGTAAAAGTAGCAAGAATGGCAGAAAGCCCTATCTACATGGGCGGAGCAAGCTACGAGATCGTCTTCTCGGAAGTAGTAAGCAACAGCAGCGTAGGAGAAGACGAACCGCTGGGAACGCTGGCAGGACGAGGCGTGGAAACCAACAAAAAAGGCGGACGAAGCCTTCGAATCAAATGCGAAGAACCATCAATCATCATGGCTCTAAGTAGCTACGTACCAAGAGTTGACTACTCCCAAGGAAATAAATGGTGGACACGACTGGAAACGATGGACGATCTGCACAAACCAAACCTCGATGCAATCGGATTCCAAGAGTTGATCACAGACGAATTTTGCGCAGTCGACACAGTTTCACCGGCAGGAGGGTCACCTACCTACCATTCGGTAGGAAAACAAGTGTCGTGGCAAGAATACATGACCGATGTAAATGAAACATACGGAGACTTTGCAGTAGGTGGTGAACTCGACTGGATGGCGTTCAACCGAGTATATGAATACGAAGTAACGACCGGAATAGGAAAAGTAACCAACGCAACAACGTATATAGACCCGACAATGTTCAACGTAGCATTCGCAAACGCAGAACTGTCGGCAAAAAATCTGTGGAGTCAAATTGCATTCAACGTGACCGCACGACGTGTAATGTCGGCAAAGCAAATTCCGAACTTATAGAACAAAAAACAAGACTTGCTTCCCCATGGGGAAGCAGGTCTCTCTAAAAAAAACAAACAAATCGAACAACCATGACACGAAGACCAGCAGTACAGCACCCAAAATCAAAAATCCGAATCAACAACCTCTATGAAGCCGAGCCACTCGAAGTAAAGCTCCGTAGAAAGATGAAAGGCGGAAAAGTCGACGAAGAAGAAGGAGACGGAAAAACATGGGCGATAGCCTACACAGAAAAAAGAGACGGAGTAAAACCTGAATACGATATCCGAACCGACCGATTCGAAATCGCAAGAGAAGCAATGGAGACACTCGAAAAAGGAATCCAGCTGTCATACTCTGACCCAAACAGCACAACAGGAGGAGAGACAACAGAAGGAAATGAAACAGATGAAACACGATAGCCGAAAGGCAGAGGTATAAATCGCTACTTCAAAGGTCGGATTTAGTAGGAAAATAGAGCCTGCGAAAGAATGGCACGAAATCCGAAAAATTCGACCTTTTGAACAGAAACGCAGTGGTAGACGATTATACTAATATAACAAGTATAGGTATACTTTGTCGTTTTTTAGAAAAACGACCGAAAAAAGGGGGTTCAAGAGAAATCAGAGTAGACAAATTAAACATTCAGACTATGGACTGGGGTAAAATCGGAGAAAGCGCAATAAGCACCGGAATTTCCGGAGCGATAGGCACCGGATTGGGATTATTAGGGAGCATCGGAGCAGGCAAGAGGCAAAGAAAAGCCATAGAGGCCCAAAAAAACGCGCAAAAGGAGCTCAACGAACAGGCGGCCGATCTCAACTACGAATACGGCGAGAAAGCGGCCGAAAATGCCTACGAGCGACAACTAGCAATGTACAATAGATCGTACGAAGACCAAAGCTACAAAGCAATGGTAAAACAAATGGAGGAAGCAGGCCTATCGGTAGGACTAATGTACGGCGGAAACGGAAGCGGCGGAGGTGCGGGCGCAATGTCGGGAGCACCGAAAGCAGACACCGGTGGAGCAGTAGCAGGACAAGCGGCAAACGCAGCGGCGCTGATGGAGGTAGAAAACCAGCGAAAAGCACTAGCGTTGCAACAGGCATCAATGGCGAAAGATATCCAACTAAAAGACGCAGAAATCGAACTCAAAAAGAAGGAAGCGGAAAAAGCCGGAAAAGAATCCCTCTACACCGAAGCACTAACGGAAACAGAGGATGTACTGAGAAACGCAAAAGCGCACAGGGAATTCTGGGAAGGCAGGCTAAGCTGGATAGAGAACCTAAGAAAGCAATTCGAAGACGTAACAACGCCAAGCGAAGACGGAGAACTGAACGCAACGGAAGACATGTACGGAAACTACGAGATCATCAGTAAAGCAATTGGAACCGCATCAAAAGCAGCAAGCGTACTAAAAGTAGTCGCAGAAACCGGAACTGAGGAACAACGAAAAGTATGCCTAGCAGCAGAAGCAGCGCTTACCAACGAAAAAGCAAAAGGATATTGGAAAGAACTGGAAGTAGCAATCAAGAACGCAGACAGCCAAGCAATCGTAGCAGCAGCTACAAAACTAAAATCAGAAACCGACCGCATGGACATCGAACACAAATACGGCATAAAGATGACAGTCAAACAATGGATAGAACTAGGCATCGGAGTAACCGGAGCCGTAGCGGGAACGATCGGAGCGGGCGCGCTAGTCAAGAACGGAATGACAGCAGCCAAAGAGGCAGCAAAAAAACTCAAAGGGAAGAGTACAACAATTACATCAACAAAAAACTACGACGAACTTGGACGATTCAAGGGAGAGTCGTTCACGACAACAACCAATCGCAAAGAATAGTATTTTAGGGGAGGAAAGCCAAGCTTTCCTCTCCGTTTCTGATAACAACAAAGAGGATTTCCATTACCCGCCTATTCGGCTTCGCCTGGCGGGTAGGCCCTCTCCCGTTTTGACGGGGCAAAACGGATCGAGGAATGTGTCTACATACCAAAATACTACCAAATCCAAAATATCGGCCAAACAAAAAAAATGGAGGGTTTGTGCCAGAAGCACCAAATCAACACGTATTAGCCATCCCTGCGGCATGCGGAAAATGCTCAGAATGCAGAAAACAGAAGGCAAACGAATGGAGAGTGAGACTAAACGAAGAGCTACGCAAAAATCCTACGGACAAATTTGCAACACTGACGTTCAGCGACGAAGCGCTGGAAAAATTCGAAGAAATAGAAGCAAATGAGGTAGCAAGTAGGGCGGTAGAGCTGTTTCGGAAGAGGTGGCACAAAAAATACAAAGAAGGAATCAAACACTGGCTTATAGTGGAATTGGGCCACAAAGCAAAACACCCGTGGGAACGCTCCACGGAGCGGGTGCACTTGCACGGAATCCTATGGACAAACAAAACAAAAGAAGAAATAGAAAAAATATGGAGTTACGGATGGATAGATTTAGGAGAATACGTAAACGAAAAAAGCATAAATTATATTGTCAAATACGTAACAAAAATTGATCCTACACATCCGGGCTTCATGGGAAAAATATTCACCAGTAAAGGTATCGGAGCCGGATACGAGAAACGTATTGACGCGAAGCGCAACGAGTTCAGAGAAGACAAAACCGATGAACGATACAAAACTCCGTCCGGCCTAATAATGGCAATGCCAATATACTACCGAAACAAGCTCTACACAGAAGAAGAAAGGGAAAAACTATGGTGTTACAAAATCGATAAGGAAATAATATACAAAGGCAAAGTAGCCTACGACATTAGCACACGTAAAGGACAGAAAAGTCTCTATAAGGCAGAAGAATACATGCGAAAAATGGACGAACGAGACGGGTATCCAAAGCAGCCATGGAGAAAGGAAATATACGCCAAGAAAGGAGGTAAGCTTGCATTAGACGAAAAAATAGATTATATTAGCAGCGAATCCTAAAAAAA